TGGGCGAATAATTTGGCGAGCTGCTTGAACTGGTGCAGCCTCGACTGGTTTTTCTGCCGGTACATCCGGTGTATCAATAGGGGCTGTAGTCACAGCTGCCTCGCTTTCGGTTTCGGTTTCGGTTTCGGTTTCAATCATCTCTGTATGGATGATTGTCTTTTTCATACTTGTTGCTGCTTCTAGTGCAGCTTTAGCGGCTGCAATATCAGTTACGGCTGCCGAATCAAAGGCAGCCGACTCCACAAGGCTTACCTCTTTTAGGACAGCAGCGGTAACCAACAGGTATCCCTTCATCTGCTTAGACGCGGATACATCCACGCCTACGGATAAGCCAGATACTAGGTTTTCCTGAGCTAGTACAAGTGCATCCTGTCCCCGGCTGCTACTTGAAATTTTGAACGATGCATACATGCCACTTTCATCATCGCTGGAATATGTAGCGCGACCTACTGGCTTTGTGCTGTCATGCTGCATTAGCAATTTAATTTTTGTTACATCTGGAATTGAAATAGATCCGCGTTCAAATACGACAGGGCCAGCGGATGTATAACCGACTTCGCCGTATGGCGCGATCTTGCCTGAGATCATGCGGCGTTCTGTATCGGCCGCCTCGATCGCGTTATTAAACGTTAAGTGCAACATTTGTAGTATCTCCTGATCCATTAGGCGTTAATTGTTCCATCTGTTGTGCTTGCTGAACATCAATCAAACCTAGGTTTAACATTTTTTCTATTGAATCTAGTCGCGCCATAGTGTCGGCGCGTAAGAAAGTTTCATCGATCGCAAAGCGAACACGATTACCATGCGCGGTTATGTCATCCATGCTTAAACGATTTTCAATCGCGCTAATAAATGGCTGTAATGAGTAAGCCACGAATTCTTTACGGCCATCTAAAATATTTTGATAGGTCATACTGTTATTCATATCTGCACTTATGTAATAGGCAGGCACGTTCATTAGTCTGCTAATTTCCGTACTTAAATACTGGCTGCTTTCATTATAGGTCATGTCCTTAGGTGAAAAGCCTAAATTTTGTGCTTCTAAAGTGCTAGTGAGATATGCGGTACTGCGATTAGTACGCGCGGCTTTCCACGCAGCTAGTAAGCCTTGAATCTGCGCCTCAGGTAGATCAGCACCGGTATTTTTTAAGATAGTAGTTGCCATTGGCGTAGCTGCTGCAACTGCTGCCGCTTTTTGTATGTCTAACGCAGCTTGTATTGTGCGGCCGCCAGTTTGTAATACGCCAGGCAGTAATGATTGAAATGTAACTAGCGAACCAATACCACCCATAGGTACGCGAACGCCATTTACTGAGTAATACTCAACTTCATCGCCGTACTGATTTGTAGTTACAGTAACGCGAGTATTTGGGATAAATTCAAAACCCGATGGGCGGCCATCGTCTGCGTAAAGCGATGTAACGCGCCAATATGCAACGCCATAAAACAGTAATGCATCTACTGTGTAAGCCAAGGTTACGCTAAGAGGCTGGCGTATATCTGGTTGCTCTAGCCATACCGGGCTTTCTAATTTTTTACCTGTAGATTTTTTGTATAGGCCTAGTTCAATGCTAGATATAACGCCTGCAATTAAATTGCGGCAACGGCTAACGCTAGGCACTTGCAACGCGATATTACGATCAAGCGATACGCCATAACCATAGTTAGATAGGCCGCTGTTATAGCTGTACATGCCAGCACCATAAGTGCTATCCATAATGGCAGGGGCATACTGGGCAGTTACCTCTGCCTTACCCTTAAAGCCTAAAGTTTCCAGTAATCCCATAAGTGGGATTTTCTCAAATTGTCAAGCATATTGCCGATTGTGTGCGGCGTGTCGCAAGACAAAACCCCCGAAACAAGTCGGGGGTTTTGTTGCGTTTGGCTTCCAAACTTTACGCAAAACATAAATTACATGTAATTACTGACATTAGTCAAGCATTTAAGCATAAATTTTGGCTTCCTGTACGGGCTGGGCAAGTATATGGATCACCATAGCCAGGCCGATAGCAATATCTACAGGGCCAGCAGACTTGCGGCGCACGATACGCCAGGCTGAGTCATTGATCTTAGCTGCGCTGTTATTCATGTGCTGTACTAGCAATTCTTGGCCGCTATGGGCTAGGCGGCCGTTACTAAGGGCATCGTGTAGATCGCTACAAGCTGTATAGAACTCAGCACCCGATACATCGCGAACTGCAACGCCAGATAGTTCTAGCCGCTTAGCGATCGATGCGGTTGTGTACTTGTCAAAGCAAACTGTGCGCGGATAGTACATATCGCACCAGCCTTTAATACTAGCTGCGATCTTTAGCTCATCTACTGCCACCTGATTGTTATAAGTTTCCAATACGGCGACACCTACGCGGCCATCGGGTAACAGCTGCCCCATAACTAAGCTGGCATCTCTACGGCTTGGGGATACGTCAAAGGCAAATACTGTAAGCGGCCCCGGGGACATTTTAAGGCTGTTATCGCTGGTTGCCTCGATCGATCCGTATGGCCAAGGCGATTGCAGGCTGTCGATCCATTGGCATAAGGTTTCAGTTCTAAACTGCTCGACCGATTGCGTATTAAGAGCTTCCTCGATGGACTCCATGGTGATGGTGTGGCCAAGTGCAGGATTGGCGGCTATCCAGCCTTGGCGGTCGGTTATCTTGGCAAACTGTGGCGCGCTGTACTCGTAATAGCCAAAGCTCTTAGATGAATTAGCCAAGGCGCGTTCTCGCAGCTGGTTTAACACGATGCTAAAGGCATCTCCGCTATTGCTACACATTAGGGTCTGGGCATTAGCCCGTGCGCGTGTAGTCGGTAGCGCAGCTGCGTAGCCTTCCTCGGTGATCTCGCGTACTTCATCTATAAATAGCAGATCAGCGGTACGGCCACGCGAGCCATCACGGGTAGCAGCTACAACATCTAGCCGTGCGCCATTTAGCAGCTCGATTGACTCCGTGCCATTGGCATACCGGATTGCCTTGATTTGCTTCTTTAGTTCTGGGCTGCCTTCGATCGCATAGGCCACTTCTCTAAAAGTAGCTAGTGCCATGCTGCGATTAGAGGACATAATTAGGATTTTCTTTTCATCGAATAAGAACATCCCAGCCAAGATACGCATACGGGCAAGGTGGGTTTTTCCGTTTTGCCTGGCGCATAAAACTAGGTTGGTTTTGCGAACAAAAGCCCCAGCTGCATCTACTCGCAACATATCCTCAAGTACGAATCGTTGCCAGGGTAATAATGGGTAGCCAATTTTCTCTGCTAGTTCTGCAACCTCATCGATGCGGCTTTTGCCTTTCAAGTATGGGCTGTGAAGGCGTGGCTCAACTAGCCCCCGTTTGATCGGTTTAACTTTGGTAGTCATCCTGTCGGGCCTTGGCTCGGTTGGCCTAAACATGGGCCTGTTTGAACCTGTACCAGCGTGATCGGGGAGGTACGATTTGAAAAGGCAGGGGGGGTAGCCTGTTTGGCTAAAAAAACGCCCTGTGAGCTGTTGCCCTTGCTTACGTTGCACCTTTTACAAGCTGCCACCATGTTATCCATATCCATCACATCACCTTGCTTCGATATAGGTACTACATGATCCACCTGGTTAGCATCACCACCGCAGTAATAGCAGACGTAGTTATCTCGATGCAGTACCCGTAGCCTAACCATCTTGTACCCAGCAGACAGCCTAGGGTCACCGCGCTTCGCCATCTTAGTAGTGCCCAGTCTTTAGATGATAGGCCAACGCCTTACATGGTGTGCCATACCTATGAGCTATGTACTTGAGTCCGGCATCTATCTGCATATAAGGGTTATTGATCTTTAGCTTTAATAGCTGTGGTATTCCATATGCAGATGATCGCTTGTTATCAGCTCTAGGATTCCACTTAGATTCTAAATACCAAAGCTGCTCTAGACATAGGTATTGCCTATGGTTAGTTAGTTTTATATGACTATAGAGTTTATATTTTTCTTTTTCTATATCATTATTATTAATCGCATAAGCATTATTATTAAATGCGATTACAAGAATAGATTGTATCATGCCCCACCAAATCCATTTCAATTTACGCGGGATCTTGGGCGTGTCGCTACTCATCGCACTCATGCTTTTCATCTGGGTTAAAGCTGCAGAAATAGCATCCTGCGTTTTGTCCACAGGTTTTGCACAGGTACTTAAACTGTATAGAGTCACAGCATGCGTTATACACAGCGTTATCCGCAACTGTGTAAAACTCCTGGCCTAGTCGCTTAGTCATCTTGGTCGCCTTCAGCTTCGACTTGCTTCATAAGATCCTCAAAGGCAGTCATAACATCTTGCGGCGTTTTAAATGTATTGCTGTTCTCGGCTATGCGTTCGGCCATTTTCCAGTCATTAAGATCAGTCATTATCGCCCCTAATTGTGGCCACGATCTGCTCTACTAACGCGCCCGTGGCCAGGTTGTCGCATACCTGGCATACATGTAACGGCATGAACTTGTGCTCGATCTCTTTAGCTAGTAGTTCCCTTAGATCCTGCAATATCGTACGCATCTCTGTATTACTCATTTATCTTTACCCCATCCCGTTCCCTTAAATATGATACCTGGCGCGCTAAACACGCGATTCATTGGGTAGCTGCAGCATAAAGGTGCGCTGTCGCCGTGTGTGCTTACCGGATGATTCATCTCTAGCTCTACGCCGCATTGATCGCATCGATATAGGTAACTAGGCATCTTGCACCGAATTAGGCATAACTGTGTAAAAGGCTTCGCACTTCTCACATTTAATAATAATGATAGGGATAGCGCCATTGACCAAGTGAACTACCATCTCAGGCTGATCTGGGTCGCAGTTGCATCTGATCTCTAAGTTATTAGTTTTAGTCATGCAGTATCTCCTCAGCTGTAGGTACTTGGCTATTTAGCAGCATCTCAATGCCCATAACGCCACAGCCTAAACATTGAACGCAAACTACGTTCGGCGGCAGGTTAATAAATTCATCTACGATCTTATGCGTTTGCATACCGCTACCTATCTTGGCGCAAACTCTGCAGTTAATCCTCAGTAATGCCATATACGGACTTCCTTAGCGCATCCATCTCAAATAACTCACGTTGAGATACCCAGAAATTGCCATCAGCTGCGTTGTAATACTTGGCCTTTTTAGCCCATAGCACGGGCATCCAGCCAATAATCTGATATACCGGTGACTTATTTACTACCAAAATGGCCACATCGTTTAGCCGTGGGTAATCCTTATGGATGATTAAATGCCCATTGGTATATCTAGTCCATTTAACTTCAAAGCCTAGATTGCCGACAGTTATATCGGCTTCATCGCGGTAAGTATGAACTGTAGGTACGAAATTCTGCAATCCCATGTACTGCGCTACTGCGATCTCTGAACCAACGGCCTCGCTATTTTCTAATATAAACTCATGATAATTTATATTAGTTTGTCGGCTGTATCTGCGATCAGGCGTAGTTATAAACTCACCTGTGCTGCGCGCAAAACCACACGCTGCAGCTTGCTTTTCCTGTGATCGATCTAAGATCACCTGGACTATCTGCGACATCTCGGTTATAGCCATATTGGTTTGCATTGATCGCCGCGTGTCTTACTGCTACAGGTATAGCCCCGGTATTTCTTTTGTGTAGTCGCACTTACGCCTTCTTTGTAAACCATGCGGCCGTGTGAGCAGATAGGCGCAGGATCTACGATCTCGCTGCCTAATTGCGCTTTGATGTCTGCAATAGTTTCAGCTGCAGGTCGCACACTTCCCACGCCTTCAACCTTTACTGCAGGTACAGCAGTAGCCCATAGATCAACCTCTACTGCAGGCTGAGCCGCTAAGCGTTCCACCTTCTCCATGTCTTGGCGTGTAGGCCGTGCATCACTTGGCATTAGTAAGCCGATGGCTCGACCGATTGCGCTGGTGCTGCAATTTTCGATCCAAAAGTCCCTGTTTACGCCTCGATCTGATCTTTGCTCAAAGGCATAGTCAATAGCTGCCGGCACTACATCCTCATGCTCACGGAATACGCAGGCTCTAATTACTACATAGCCATCTTTAACGTTTAACTCAACGATTTCGGTAGTTATGCGCCCTGCGATATGGGTTTCTCTAAACCGCTTAATGCGGCTGTTCACATCCTCATAATTATTTAGGTCAAAGGCCATCACTTAACCACACGATCAGTAGCTACACGCATACCAGCTGCGCGGCCACGATTGTAGCCATCCTTTACGCCTTCTTTGTAACCAACAGACCAACCTACGATAAACCAAGCAATACTTACCATTATTACAAATACTGCTACTTTTTCTATATCCATTTACTTCGCCCTTGTTTGGGTTAAGCCTAGCTACACCGAATTAGGTAGCCCTGCCTAACGTGTAAATAAAGGGTAAAGCCTGGGTATGACAGCGGTCAATAACCGACACGCCCTATCGGGTTAGCAACATCTCGTAGATGCTATCCACCTTGGACTCTATGCGATCTACGCGACCCCTTAAGTTATGGCCGCCGTTATTGTCCATGCGTAATTCGCTTAGGTAATACTTGACTAGATGGCGAACCAGCCCAGCCGCAAACCCCATAAGAGTACATAGTCCTATGGCTATTGCTATTAGCGACTGGGCGGCCGTCATTACTTAACGCCGAAAGTGTTATCGCTAGGATTCATGGCACGCATCAATGGGCCAAGTAAACCTGCAACGAAGGCATTAGCTAGTGTCTTAGGGTCTGAAATTCCTGACATATACAAGGCCGCAGCACAGCTCGCAGCAGCTCTTAGATACGACAGTCCAGCAGCTATAGCTTGTTCTTTCATGGTCTTACTCCTAAATGCCCTTAATTGACTTGTTTCAATACTGCAATCGTATGCGTACCCGATGCAGCAATTCCATATAAGCCTTCATGATCTCCTACAGGCACTTGCATTTTATCGCCGTTATCTAGTTTGTAACCATTAGATGTAGTTA